GCTTCTGCCTCCCCAACAGTATCTGAACCTGCAGCCAGAGCCTTATCGAATGTTTCAAACGTTTTGGTTAAGTGTTCAGTTGCTTTACTTAACTTATCCTCTCTTTCCTTAAGAGTTCCACTAAAGCCACCTTGACTTATGTGTTTAGGATCACTTCTACTAGATACACCTGTTGTTGCTTGTTCTTCAATTTCTCTACGCCTTTCATCCTGCAATACAGCGCTAGTTAGCTTTAAACCCTGTTCATGTAATTGTTGAGTTGATTCACCTCGACGCTTTTGAGCTACCAACGCTGAACCTGTTGTGGCACTACGATGTTCATATGACATCATTATGTTGGCTACTCTCTCTAATTCCTCATGTGGAGCACCTTCTTCTGCTTTTTCAATAAGAGTCTGTCTCATTGAAGCGGCCCTATTAACGCTATGTTCATATTTACGTTGAAGTACTGAACCAGGGAGTTGATTTGCCATCTCGGACGCTTGTCCGTATGTACCTGATTGTTGACCTAATTCACGAATTCTTCTAGATGAGGCTCTTTCGCTTGCAAATCTACCTATTTGCTGTTGGGTTACTTTTTGGATTTTAGTTTGACGTCCAGCCTGAAAACCCTCTAGTCTAGCCCCTATAGTTCCAAGCGGTGCACCTATTGCAGCAATATCTTTTAAATGCTCATCGAGTTGCTCTTTAGTTGCCGTAATAGAATCAAAACGTTCCTGTAAGTCATCCATCCTGGACTGCAGGACTTCTTGAATAGCTTGTAGTTTAGTCTCTTCGACACCTGGTTTAGCGGCTTGAGTTATTTTCCTAAATGTACTTCCAAGACTGCTAGCATCTACTCTTTTGCTACCTTTAGGTTTATTTACATCATCTGCCACTAGTTATCTCCAAAGTCCGTATCTATATCATCGCTAAAATCGCCGCCAATAGTATTTCTAGCTATCTCTATCTGGCGCTCAATCTCTATTTGCTCTTCGGCCTTACGCTTGGCCTCTTCGGCCTCTTGAACCCTGATAGTCTCTAGCTCCTTTCGCTCTTCTTCCTCAGCCCAATCTAAACTTGTCTTGATACGCTCTTCTTCTATTCTATCAGCTTCTTTATCAGAACTTTGTTCTTCTGCTTTACGGCGCTCTACCTTATCATGGTATTCATATAGCAGCTCTTCTAATGTGTAGGATTCTAGTAATGGATCTTTAAGCGGGCGCTCATAGTAGTTAGACCACCATGACTGCAGTTTGTGCAGTAAGGTCGTCTCGGACTGAACCACACCATGTGCGTTGTTTTTGACTATTTGTAGTATTGCTTCATAAGAGGAGAGTTCGTTTACTTCTTGCTCTCCTCTTGTGCGTTTCCCAGGTCTTTCTCCTCTTTTTTTTGAGGATTGGCACGCTCTCTTATATCTGCTCGCCATAAGTCTTCCTGCTCTAACACCTTGTCGTATAACTTAACAAGAATATTCTCATCCATGACACTGTAGCCACCACCTGACTCTTCCCACCAGGCTGGACCCTTAAGAATACGTACTCTAAGGTTAGCAAGAATGATAGCTAGGCCAGCAAGGTTGTCGGTTGGGTGAGCAACATCCGCTGAAAGTCTACTTTTCTCTATCTCAATTGCCCTTCGGGCTCTCATATCGGGAACACATAATGTAGTGAATTCACCTTTATATTGTTCATGTGTGGCGTCACCTTTTTCTTCAAAATAAAATGTACGTTCATTCTTAGGCAGATCCATAGTGTCTCCTTGTACCTTGTTATACCTTAGGTAAGATTAGAATACGGTGCCACCACCAAAGAACTTAGATACCTTATTAGCAGCCTGCTGTACTGGGCTAAGATTTTTATTATTAAGTGGATTATTAGCACCAGGCTCAATACCTTTAGGCAACTCAGGTGGTCGCTCATCTTTCCATCCTACAGCCTTCCACTTAAGGGTAATATTCGATAGATTCTCTGATGTATGATTTTCAGAACGACCCGTGATTTGAGCTTTGGCAGTAAAAAATAACAGTTCATTTGTTTGCGAGTCTCTTACTTCAATAGCTACATATTTCTGCATTAAAAATGACATAATATCTGCTTGAATTAACTCTGAAGTAGGACCTTGTCCAGGGATTCTAAATCCACTTAGTGTGCCTGTTACACTAATTCTAGTTGGTGCAATCTCATGTGGAAGGTAATCATCTATGGTTTGAATTTCCTTACCATCAGTCTGAATATCCCATGACACCTGAGAAAATGATGCTGAAATTCGTCCGTTTACACGGAGCACAACCCTAGCACCAGTCATAAATTTAGCTACTGGTCTGCTACTGAAAACATTAGTAAGCCCAGCACCCGAAGCTAAATTATCAGCTAATTGAGCACCAAATCCTTGATTTTTACCTTCTCCAAAACCTTTTGACATCTAATTTACCCGAATTGCTGCCCTTCTCCAGACATGTTAGATAAAAAACTATCTTCATCTGCGTACAGTGCTTGAAATGAAAAGCTCTGCATAGCAGGACTTTTTTTACTTATATTAAAGTTAGTTCTTACGATCCTGCAGTCTCTAAATCTAGCAACAGCACACAGTTCTCCACCGGGTGTTTTTTGCCACACTTCTATATCAAATCTAACGGCACCATCGAATTCAGCAGGATTAAGTGCTTTATTAGCCTGACCATCGCTGCTGAATATACCATTGCGATCTAAAAAACCGTCTGGTCCCCAGTTACCAACGCCGTTACCATTGTCGTTGACTCCATGTGGTATCTTATAGCCTCTTGATTTGAGATCGTTCGCTACACCATCGATATATCTAATTAAATTAAACGATCCTAGAACTTTATAGGCAAGCGGCTCCAACGATGCTGGTTCGTAGTTACCAAGCAATGTAGGTGCTGCATGCGGAATTTCTACTGAGTAGCTTAAATCCGTTACAAAAGCTAACGTTTTTCCGTTAAGCTTAATCTTCGCATTGGCTCCCGTTAAAAAAAACGGAGCTAATTTAGCCATTTACAGACCTCCTAATTAGGATAGGTCAATATCGCCGGATTCGCTTGCGTCGAAGCTGTCGTCTTCGATTAAGATTGCATTGAAAGCAAACTGTTCGACTAATACGCCACGCTTGTTGATCGCTCCACCCTTACGAGTGAATCGGCAATCTTTGACCTTTACAACATCCGATGTATCAACAGCACCGTTATTATCGAACTTCTGGAACACTTCAAGGTCCCAAGTTTGGGAAGCCAAAAGTGCACCTGGGTTAACATGCTCAGAAGCATTACCACCGGTTTTGAAGTCCCAATTACCAACGCCGTTACCTGTAGCAGCAGCACCAGACATATTCTGGGCAACCTGGGTATAGCGAATAACGCTTAGCGTTCCTTCAACGAAGTACGCCACGGGTTCGTTAGTTACAACTTCGTATGCGCCCATTCGCTCGATGGGAATAGTCGTCACAGTGGTGTTGTACGATACGTCTTGCGCATATCCGATCGTCAAGTCGCCTGCCTTGATTTTCGCATTCGCGCCAGTTACAAATGAGGGTTTTTTACCAGCCATTTTCTCTTTCTCCTATTGGACTTGCGGTTGTCCATTACCTAGCTATTTTTAGACTAGGAGTCACTTACTAAATCTATAATACCACTGTTTTGCTTAAAAAAAATAGGGACCATAGCGGAGGGATAGCTATGGTCCCCAACAGAGAGATGTTAATCTACGCTGTTATTAAGCTTCGCTTGTTGCTCTCTGGATTGTGATCTCAGCGAGTACGAAGTCAATACCTTCAACTAATTTAGCGACTAGGCTTATATTGATAGTGTTACCCACCAATTGGACTGTAAGTTCCTTGAACCCGTTAGGGGCATCTTCAGTACTTACTGTGATCCCCTGAGCCAAGAATGTGGCCATGATCGATTCAACAACTGACTTGATTTCAGCTGCTCTAAGGGTGTTCTTAACACCTACGAAGATAGCCTCAAGTTGAGTTCTTAGGTCAAAGGCCAAGATGTCGGCTGCGTACTGTACGTTAGCACGGTTTCGTACCCAGTTAGCATCTCGGTTGTAAGTAGTGTTATCTACTACAACTCTGAACCCGCCAGTTTGAGGGGCTTCCAAGAAGGTTATTGCCGCTTGGATCGCTTCGTCGAACTGAGTATCTGGATCGAAATCCTGAGCAATGTCTTCTTCAGGAGTTGACATAGCTTGTGCAGTATGTCTGATACCAGATGCGTTCAAGAACTTGTTAGTCATCGGAGTACCAACAGGAGCTCCAGCTCGTGCGCCTGCAAGCAACACGGCCAATGCCCAAGGTTGGAACCACTTGATGTTTCCTTGTGAGTCTGTTTGACGTACATCTTGGATAACCAACTGGCTTCTGAAATCTGCGATATCAGCAGCAGTAGTTTTAGCGTCGTCAAACGATTCTTTTACCGATAGAACGGCCTGTCTTTCGCTTCGTCTCTTAGTTGTAGCCATCAAGCTCAAGTGAGTCTTGATAGTCTGATGGATACCGTCGATAGTGTATGAAGACGCAGGGTCAGTCATACCGTCAGCGATATCGTCAACAGCATTTCTAGAGAAGAGAGGAACAACAGTGTTCACTCGAACTTTTGTCAATTTTTCAATTCCGTCAACGATGTTAGCGGATGAAGTTGCACCTTTTGCTCCACCAGTTAGTGAAGTTTCAGTAAGTGCATCAGGCAATCCTGTGTCACTGACTTGTGAAGGAGAAGTTCCTACAAGTTCTGCGATACCAGAATCTGCAAACATATCCTTAACATCTTGAGCATCTTTCTTCAATCTAGCTGGTTTTTCACTGGCTGCACTAAGTGCACCGATTGCAGATACTTCATCAAGAACATCTGAAGGAAGTTGATTGTATAGAGCGCTCTCAGTAGCAGCACTCCATCCTGGTAGCAAGTTGATAGCTTCCATCAACTCAGCTAGAGTTGCGTACGAACTCTTAGGAAGAGTGTTCACTCCAGCATTAGCACCACCAACTGCAGTTAAGACAATGTCATTAGCATTGATAGTAACTGTTGCTGAAGTGCCGCCAGCGTCATCGTTACCGATGCTCACTACGATATTTCCGCCAACTGTTTCTTCTTCTTCAAGAAGATCTCTAGTCTGACGAAGTGTAACTGTTGAAGAAGGTTCAACCGCAGGAACATGAAGATCTTCAGCTAGATTCATATCAGCGAGAGGTGTTCCAGAAGCTTCAGCTAATTCGAAACTTCGTCCCCATCCAAGTTGATGAGCAGTTGCAAGTGCGTCCTGACTGATTGTTACAGTAGAAGCACCGTCACCACCACCAACAGCGATTGTGATACCAGCGGGAAGACCGCCAGACCAGTTGGCACCGTCAGCAAGAGCTGCAGCGAGAGCTGCGTTGTTTGCTGGAGCAGCAGGGAACGTAAATGTATTCGGTGCTCCACCGTTTGTAGATAGATCGAACGCATCACCCATAGAGATTGTTGTTTCATCAAAAGCTGCGCTTGATGCTTCAGATGCAGGTGTCTCACCGATGAGAACATTTTTATATGTTACGCGGTTACCACCTACTCCGTATTCTCTTGCACGAATAGTTCCATAGGTATTTGCTAGATCAAGCGAGGCTTGAACTGATTGGTTAGTCTTGATTATGTAAAGAGCTTGTGCTCCTGAAGGAATCGCACCATCAGTAGCTGGGCTGAACGCGAAATTTGCCGCGTCTACAATTGCCCCTGTTCCGTATTTTGCTCGGATTTCAGGGAGTTGTTCAGGACTGAACACATTATTTTTGATATCTGCTTCCGCACTAGCCGGACGCCCTCGATCGGATTCACCGATAATCGCCACAATTCCAGCGGGACTAAGCGGAAACCCACCACCCAGGTCGATTTCTACCTTCGAATAGGCACCTGGCTTAAAAATGGTAGCACCATTAAAACTTACATTAATTGCCATTTTAGGGCCTCCTAATTACAGTCGAGTTCTTGTTTCATTATAACATATGGATCAAGCTAGATTACTTCTTTAGCTTAACACCATACTTCTCTAAAGCTTCATCATAGCGAGATAGTTCAGCTTTATTACCAAGACCCCGGCCTTTAAAGTCAGCTTTCAACACTTCTTTCCTGTGGTTCTTAGGAATAGAAGCTGATCGCATCATATACCACTCATCGAAAGAGACCTCTTTATCAGAGTTAGACATGGGCTTAGCGGCCGCAGCCTTGTGGGCAGCTTCTCGCTTCTTTCGCTCCATAGCCTTGATCTCTTCTTTGTAGTCCTTCGCCTCCTCAGCGGATTTTGAAGTAACCTTCTTTTCTTTCGCCATTATGCTCTCCTCACTACATTATATATTATAGTTCTACCTTAGTCACTGATGTCCGTAATATCATCGTCATCATCACTGGTTGCCGGCTGGCCATCTAAGTCAAGATTAAGCGCATCCGCCTCAGTTCTAGGCTCATCACCTAGATAGTTTTGAGTAGTACACTTAAATCTAACCCAGCGAGTCCAGATGTTTTCAGCCATCTTACCTGCGTCCTTATTGTAATCAGAGGCGCTCCAGGTATGAAGTTTAAGACCAAGTCGTTCGGCTCGCCTCTTCTCCTTGAACAGGATATAGGACATTATGTAGTACAGCCACAGCACACTATCGCTAGACCTATCGGCATGTATACCGATATCTACGTATACTGTAAATACACCAGTCGCCTGGTTCTCCTCAGCGTCTTCTCCTATAAAGTCACCAATAGGATCATCGCCTATGGCTGCCTTCTGCTCATCCTCCATCTCACTAGCTAGATGTATGCTAAAGCACGGAATTCTTTGGGGATTTAGACTCCAGGCCTGTACAACCGGTATCTTAGTCTCTTTAAACCACTTCTTGATGGTGTCAATATGAGCCTGACCATAAGCATTAACCAGCTCCGGACAAAGAAACATATTGAAGATCTCATCGAATGCGTCGTCGTTGCTGCGTAGGTTCTTGATGCCCTCTTGCAGCACCCTCTGAACGACTATTTCAGGCATAATGAAAGACATTATATTAACCCTCCATACTCGTTTACTATACTTACTATTGCTTTATCGACATCATCCTCTAACTTACTGTTCACGTCGTTTAGAATGTTAGTTATGTTGAGATCTTGAGCTGGCAGCACCCAGTCCAGATTAGGATCCTGTTTGCTGTGAGCAGTCTTGAACACAGCCGGCTCTTTAGAGTTCATGTTGTGATCTTCTTTATTCGCCATCTGCCTCTTGGCTAGATATCGCTTAGCTTGAGCTAGACCAGAAAAGTGAAGTGACTTTCTACTGATAGCATCTGCTGTTCTAACGTCGTCCCATTTAGCCTTACGGTCAAGCATAGCTTGTCTCTGCTCAGCATTTCTATCTCTGTATACATCAAAGATAGATGTCATCTTGGGTTTATGCTGCTTGGTCAAAGGAATAACCTTAAACATTTCACCTTTACTGCTTATATCAGGATTCTTAAGAAGTGCCGGTAACATCGGAAATGGGGGAGTAGAGAAGTCAGTAACTCCAGACTCAGTAGTGATAATAAACTGTGGTCCACGCTTCACGGATCTAATCTCGTCTGCTAGTTCTGCGCCACCGAGCGACATAACGATATCTCTAGTCTGATTAAGGTACTGCTCTACTATATCGAACACAGTATTATCTATGTCCTGCATAGCTAGGTTGCCGATCTCGTTGATCTCGTCCATAGAGAGTCCGGCCATTCGTAGTGTGTGCTTTAAGCGGTCAACTTCAACGATGGGGTCTATCATTTACTTTTCCGCCTTCTTAATTACCTTTGCCCGCATATCGCGTAAGAAGTTCTGTTGATCCATAGTAGTCCAGGCTTCGTTGAATGTGATCTTAATCTTTCCACTAGGTGATATCTCTATCTGTGGTCTTGGTAGATAACAGTAATCTAAGTCTAATAAATCTCTAGGGTTAGCAGGGTTTGCCGAGTATGCTTCGACAGTAGATGGTTGTCTACTTAGCTCATCGACTTTATTTTGAAGTTGTCTAAGTTTTTCTTCAAGCATGTCAATGTCATCACCGACATTTTCAATTAGATCATTGTGCTTCGATGCAACTTCCTTTATGTACTCTTCTAGCTTGTCAAACAGCTGCATGATCTTCTTTTCGACCTGCATGAGATCTACTGCATTGCCATTTCTAATCTCTTCACGGATGTTCTCCATCTCTTCATAGATGTTAGCAATGTTGTGGCGCTTATAGTTATCTATAAGCTCTTGAATGCCACCTTCTATGGCGTTGTCTTCTAGTACACCATCATCTAGAACCATTAGCTCAGGTTCGTCTTCTGGTAGATACCACTCGAACACGCTCATCAGCTCTGCTGTAATCTGAGGAAGTGACTTGGATGAGAAGTGATGAACAATCTTATGTCCGTCAGATACTCGTCCTGAATATATATCGTTTGAATGTTTTCTTATACTAAGGATGTAATGATCTAGATGAACATCTTTAAAGTCTTCATCTGCCATGTCGCGAACAGCGTCACGTAACATGCGAAACGCACCGTTGCCAACTAAGCGCAATGCATCGCCATGTGTCATCTCGTACACTGCTTCACCACGACCACGTGAATCGCTTCTATCTATGTTCTTTTGAAGTTCTTCAAGAGCAACCATTTCCTTAAGGTTCTTCTTCATGGTCAGTCTGTTCTTTAGATATGCATTTATGCCATCTTTACATTCCTGACGCATCTTATCGAAAGGTAACTTATCAATGTCAATCCACTGAAGATCAGTAAGCTCACCGTTACCCTTAACTTTTCCCTTGAACTGCTCTACTAGAAATTGTTTGCTCTGATTACCCTTCCAGACTGATGAGATCAGCTCTACAGGGGACTTGCCAACTATGCCAGCTTCTTCTCTAAGCTCTCTGAGTGCGCCTTCGTCAAAGTCTTCCATGGGCTCTACGTGTCCACCTGGAGTAGCCCACAACTTATCGTCGGATCTGCGTCCTAATAGGATTTGACCCTCATCGTTTACAACTACTGTACCGGCTCCACGTCCTTTGTAGAACTTCTCGAATGATTTACGTAGTTTAGCTTTTTTCTTCTTACGTTCGGTGCGAGCTTCTTTAACTTTTTCTTTGGCTTTTCCATGCTGCTCAGCTCCCCAGGTACCACCACGGTTCTCACCTGATTGCTCTGGCGCTTTTGATCCAGGGGATGTGTATTTAGCTGCTACTGATTTAGGTGGCGTGCCACGTGGATGAGCTTTAGCTTTACCATGCAAAATTGCTTGCATGAACCTCCATTGTCGCTTACTGACTGCTTGTGCCATATTTGGCCCCCTTACGGCAGTTATCTGAAGCCCATAGCGGCTGTAGATTTTCTAAAGACCAACTTTTTTTAAACCCCTCATCATCTATTGAGTTATAAGTAAACCAACTATCTGGTACCACGTGATCTATATGCCACTCACCGCGATTTTCCCAGGACATTCCTGATTGGAACCGGGATTCTAGATGCTTCTTAAGATCTTCTACCGTATAACCCAGCATATCAAAAACATGTTGCCATTTTTTACTTAAACTTCTGTTATTGAGGGCGTGACGCATTCTTCTCGACACTCTATCGCGAATAGTTCTTTTTATGTCATTGTCAAAATATTCGCTTCTATTCCATGCTGGTTTGCCGGTTTTAATTCCCTTTTTAGGCGATGGTTTTCCTAACTTATTGGCCCTATTAGAACAAGATTTGCAGGCTTTTCCTATGTTATGCTTACAAACAAAACCTTTATTTTTATTGCAAATCTTACAGCTATCTAACCAACGCACTCTACCGTTAATAGATTTCTTAACCGTATTCATTGTGCTATCGAAAGTTTCAATTTTAACCAAAACTTTTTTTTGAGCAGAAGCACATCTATTACAACTCTTACTACCATGACTTTTAGGCTGATATCCGCGATCTGCGCCACACGCATCACAGTAAGCTCTATATAGCTTATTTTGGCGATATTTTCCCCTATGGGATACTCGCTGATGAATATGGTCGTTGAGATCTATCACGGTTACTCCTGATTCGTCCTAATAGTTACATTATAACTCATTAGCCAACTCAATTAGTTATTACTCTACGCCAGCTAGCTTCTCAGCAGGATTGACTAAGAAGTCTCTTCTTACTAGGATCTCTTGTGGCATTCTGCGAGCTATCTTAGTGCCATCTGGTTGCATCTGCTGTGTAACTCTAAGCTCTCTCATGTGTTGTAGTACATTGTAGACCGGATTTGCGAAGTAGGCTACTGTAAATACTGAGCCCATATCTGTTGCTGTGTCATAACCTGGCTCTTGACCTGCGATCCACTCTATATCGCCATCTACTATGTTAAAGTGTGTTCCTAGCTCATATACAACTAAGACTCCAGCTTCAACTGAGGACATGAAGTCAATTCCGCCCTCTCCAATTGGATATCTTAATCTCTGTTTATTTCCGGTACGGGGCTCAAACTCTTTTTGCTCCCACAACCTAACTTCAAAGTCAGTAACTACTAGTTGATCGAAAGTGTTAAAGTCAGCTTGAGTTCCGTCTGCGTACTCTGTTGGTAGTGTAACTATGGCTGTTCCTAGTTCCCAGACACCTTGCTGCTCAAATAGCTTCTGAAGTGAATTACTCTGAAATGTACCTACAACTTCCCTATCGCCATATCTTAATATTCCGCTGTTGTCGCAGAAAGGACAGTTAGGATCATGAGAGCTATCGTCAAGTGATTTTAAGTTAGGACAAGGTACAGCTCGCTTATGAATAAACCTGATACCCCTGTTCTTCACCAACTGATCAAATGATTCCCCTCTTATACTAGGGTCTAAAATTTGTGGAGGCATGAAAGGAGGCGTGGACACTGGTGTCACTGGATATGTGGCATCTGGTTTCTTCATTGTCATGGCAAACTCCTTACTTAATTATACCGTGTATAAAATTATAACAATATGGTGTCTCGTAACTCCTGTATCCCCTGGATGATACAATGATATCAGACCCATACCGAGACGAGATATATGATGGATGAACGAGAGATTCTAGAGAAGATAGTGGAGAACGAGGGCAGCTGTACTAAGTGGGCCAATAAGTCGATATGTGCTACCTGTCCTATGAGTCGACTTAAGAAGCAGAAGCACGGTGGATACTATAGCTGCTTCGAAGCCATATGCGTCTCAGATCTAACTGAGGTAGAGGCGGATAAGCGCTACAAAGAAGCGGCAATAAGGCTGCTGCAGGACATGAGCATAGAAGACATGCTCATTAAAGAGTAGGTATTGATGAGTTTATCAAAAAATGACGCAGCCGTACTTCAAGAGATAGTTGAACTTGAAGGAAGTTGTTTACGCAAGGAAAGATGTCTTCAATGTCCGTTTCGTTCGATGTGTCTTCCTGAGTTCTTAAATCCATTTCCCCCAACTAAAAGTCAGCGCTTCAATATAGCCTTAGATGTACTAACACATAATGCTTTGATGGATCCAGAGAAGAACATCGAACATGTGAAGATAGGTAGAAATAATTCCAAGCATATAAACTAGGCTTGGATATGAAGACAAAACACGCACGAACATTAGAAGTAGCTAAGGGCATGGATATCAATCAGATACGCGCTCTCGTAGACCGATGGTGTAGACCAGACATGTTGATAGCATGCAGTAAGAAGTTTGGCTTTGAGCTAGACAAGGATACGCTTATGTGGCTGCTTGCCGAAGAAGAAGCACACCTTATGTTTCTTGATAATGTAGATGAAGTTGTATATAAGAACATCAGATTTGAAGACTGTCCTGATGGACTGCACGAATCTACGTTCAATATAGCAGTTGAGCTAGATGAGAACCAGTTCGATGCTCTAATAGAGAGATACTGCGAGGATAAGAGAGCTCGTCAACAGTCTGTAAAGATGTTTGGTTTCGAACTAGACCGTAAGACTCTAGAGTGGTTAAAAAAAAACAAGCCCATCTACGAGTTCCTTGAATAACTAGATTTTTGATATTATAGAAGTAACGGATGGTGGATAAGCTATGTTCAACATATACCACTTTTGTAACAAGATTGCAGGACTAGTCCTAGTCGTACTACTGCGTTCATCCCATATAAAGGAGCACGAGATGAAACCTGTACGTTATCAATACGTATGCCGGGAAGACTATTGTCATCTCATCGATATGTACTTTAAACTAGAGATGAAATTTGTACTAGAGAAGATTCTCTATGCGCACACTCAGGGTTCCTTTAATATAGCATTGGTAAGAGCTGCGTAATATACTGGTATAATACTGTAGATGGAGAGGTATAGCCGTCTATGGTATTCGGTATGAAGAGAAAGGTAGATCCAAACAGCACTGTTGACCTAGAGGTCATCGCTGGATTGTTTTCTTTTCTCAATGCCACTGGTACTAAGGCCACGCTGCCCACTAGTATTCAGGGAATGCTTATCCAGAATGCACTAAGCGCGTCTTTTGGTCAAGGTAATGTTTTACAGGTAGAATCACTTGACGCTATACTAAAACAGGTGACCTTTGACTCGAAAAGTATTAAACTCTGGAACAGAAAAGGATCTTAAGATCCTTGGTAATTTCCTGTTCTTCTTAGAAAAGACCGGCAACGCTGAGGCACGTACGGCAGTAATGCACGTGCATGCAGAAGAGATTAGTCGCTCCACTAGAGGCGGAACCATGAAGCTAATGCGGGAGATCGAGAGGTCAATGTACTTACAATCCAGTCAATCCCGGCCTAGCGATGCATTCAATGGGTTGATACGGGCACTCAACTACGAGAAATAGGAATTGTAAGTAAGCAGTACGTGTCAAAAATTTACACACTCTTAAGATTTACTTACATAAATGCAACAACATTCCAGCCTCGGGTCATATATGGTCTGTAGAATCATATAGGAGGATATATGGCAAAATTACTGAAGTTACGATTCCTAGACGAGACCGATAAAGAGAAGCCCGTATTCGTTACGCTTATGTGTGATGGCGAGCACAAAGGCTACTTCAAGAAAGAGCCTAAAGAGCTGGTAGTCAAATCTGCCGAGAGCACTACGTGCCGAACTCAAAAGGGACAGTTGACAGAGGTTCGACAACTTGGATATCCCTGGAAGCAGATTGATCGTAGTAAGTTCGAAAAACTACTGCGTGATGTTAATACGATGAGAATCAAAGTAGGATGGGAACCGGTAGAGCTGCCGGAAGAAACCAAGGGGTAGCATGAACTGCCACGTTGTACCGAAAGAGACGTACGATTTCTTACAGTTCCTTAGGACAACCGGAAGTGTTGCTGCTCATAGAATACTCCAAGACGACATAGCTGTTATAAGCTTCGTCTTCCACGAAGATCCTCTATATATCACTCCTCAGCCGCAAGGCCAGATGATAAGCATATCGGTATCTTCTAACGCCAGTTCAACATTGGTGGCCAACGCGGTATCTGTCGCGGTACAATCTAATAATGAAAAAGGTCCTAACCGGCGCGAACGCCGTGCTAAAGGTAAACGGTCAGAAGGTAGCGATTGCTACTGGGATCCAGTACGGAAAGAGCTCATTCCCGGCTTACGAATTATTAAAGTTTCTCGCCAAAACCGGGAACACTGCGGCCCAGGTCCGCCTTAATAGTAAGTTTGCTTGGCCAGGATACTTTGCTACTAAGTTTGAACATATTCCGCCGCCAGTGATAAGAAAGGTAGGCGATGAGTAAACCAGATATAGACCACAGCACAGTCAACGAATTCTTAGATCTATTAGCCAAGACTGGCAATACCGAGGCTAAGCTCCATCTCTATAGAAACAACTTCGGCTACAAGAAGATCCTGCATCACATGCAGCAAAATGTAATAAACTCGATACCTAATGCCGATCTAAATGCTGGTTCAGTAATGAGTACTTTCTTAGAAGCTATAGCTCACTCACATTTCCAGATACAACAGCAGACCATTCTAATGATTGAAGATATTCTTGGGACCCCTAAGAGGGGCCCCGGGGGTTGTAAGTGATCCGCTCAGTTGACTTCAGTAAGCTCACAAAAGAAGAACAGATCCAGATTCAGCGAAGACTTAAGGCCAAGATCCATGCCGAGCGGCACGACACGGTCCAGATCATATTCGCGTTCCTGTCGTTCCTTCGCAAGACCGGCAACGACCAAGCCATGCGTGGCCAGGGCATAGACACACCGATGGCCATGAGCATACGTCAAAAGGCACTAGATGACGAAAGATAAGGCTTTAAACTTAAATGACATAATCGACCCCATGACCGCATTCTTGCTGTTCTTGCATAAGACCGGTAACAAGGCGGCCGGAAAGTACGTTAACTATGGAGCCTACTGGGATCCGAGTGCCAACGGCGGAGTCGGCGGCGAGTTCTACGGATGGGTCCAAAGCGATAATGGGTAAGTTCAAGCGAGCACAGTTACACTCACAACGGAACCAAGAGGTCAAAGAGCGGTTCGTGGACTTTCTGGCTAAGACCGGTAATCGTGCCGCCGGGGAGTATGCCGCCGGAATACCAGCCGATGACATACTTGACGCCATGAAGTATGCTATGGCTAACTTCGGTAAGCCCGACACATTAATAATGGATCCGGCCACCATGAAAGCTTTTCAGAAATATCTCGGGGACCAGAAGTGATAAAATATATCCATGAACCAGATCACCCCGAGCGGTCGCGTATGGCGAGCATTATTAGCCTTCGTTGTCGCGGTCGTGATGTACATCGTGACGCGGACGTCCTAAACAAGCTGATCGTAGAGGATTGGGATACGATGGGAGCATTTATGATGTTCCTGCAGAGAACCGGATGCTTCAAGTATGGGCAAGCTAGGTCCTTGTACAGTCGATGGTGCTCCAGGACCGAAGCTACTTGGATGGACGAATGGAAGAAGTGGAGCCAAGATGAGAGACCTTAACCGGATGGCCAAGAGAGTGACCAATGAGCACCAGCGGGGTGCGAACATCGGGAGGGTCCTGGTGAATAGAAATGCATATGAACGCCAAGGGACACGTCTGGCATGGTATATCGCCCGGCAGCCGGGTGTGGTCATACGGTTTAGGAATCCAGCCGTAGTTTCTGTAAGTTAAAAACCTATATATAAAATTATAAAGAGGTACCGGTACCTGTGTTTACCTATTGGGGATAAGGCCGGCGGGCCCATTTATGGGGAAAGTGCCCGTGTACCCAGAGTTTGCGGCGCGCGCACCACTACCGACTCGAGGTACCAGTACCTGCTACAGAGGCTAGCGGGCGGTCAAAACGACCGAGACGACATATAAACATAACGATGACCAGACAGTTAATGGTAACTGATTCGAGTCTTAGTTATCCTATAAGGAGGGATTATATGAAGATGAGTCAAAAAGAAGCGGTATATACCGCAACGCACAGTGTTCTGTCTGAGAACGACATCCACTTCGAAGACGGCATGAACATCAACGATGTCATGACCGATGATATCCGAGGTGCAGTATCAGCCATCGTGTGTGAGTCATTCAGTCAGGACAACGTGGAGTTCAAGGACACACCGAGCAACCAAGAGAAGCTGGACAACCCAGCCAAGCTAAGCTCGTACGTGAGTGGTCTGATCTCCAACTGGTATCGCAAGGACAAGCGCTTCAACGGCAACACCACCTACACTCCTAAGAACCCCGGTTCTAGGGCAGGACAAGGTGATGCTCAGCTGAAGGCATTGCGAGCACTGTTCAAGCAGTTCAGCGGAGTCGACCAAGCGAAGGCTGATCTCCTTGCTGCTCAGATCGAGGCACGAGTGAGCGAGATCCACAGCGAGAAGGCCAAGAAGATAGCATTTGATCTCTCTGCCCTTCCAGCTGATCTGATCGAGGAGCTCGGTCTGACTGTTGGTGAATAATAAGTAAGTGATTGGTTGCCAGGCTTCGGCCTGGCAACTGACACTGCTACGCCTGGGGGTAAGCTGGACTGATCCGATAGTAACTCATAACCAAGGAGGAATTATGGAACGCTTAATCGTATTTGGTATGTTTGCTCTGGTCGCCGCTGTGATCTGGTTGACCGTGGACGCTCTGATCATGTTCAACTCACTCGATCTACCTAAGATCATCGGGGGTTTCTGATGTACGACTGGACGGACGACTTCAGGATAGGTCTTGCGCTCAACTATCCTACCCTTCGGGGATTCATTATGAGCTGTGATGACGTAGATAAGCTGTTGGACTTCGTGATGGCACTCGAGACAGACAGGATGGCAGCATGAGCACGCTCGAGTACTTATTCTACGGACTAGTGGTTGTGTTGGCCTTGGGAATAATGGAGCTGGTGACGGGAGTGTCCATCACCTCGCTCCCCATACTAGGAGGTTTCTGATGAACCATCAGCACTTTATCAAGCAGGTGATTATGTCCTGCAAGAACCACGACCAGCTCCAGTCATGTATCCAGTGGGTGGACCGGTTGGATCTGCATCCCGTGATCCGTGAGTCCATAGTCATGGTCGTACGTATCAAGGCACAGTCACTCAAGACTTACTAGGGTCATTCACTTACAATCCTAATAACATTTGGTATGGCAGGAATATCCCGCGCTGAGCGGGATAGGCTGACACTGCTACGCCCTAGTCCCGCTCTACCGATCCGATAGATATATGTCGGCACAAGGACCGGCAACAGTGCATAGCACATGCTAAGATAAGCGGTTGTGTCCTTGTCGCTGACATCATACTTACCTGGTGGGAGTGGCCCTGTGGTTGTGGCCACTCCCTTTTTTATTGACACTGCTACGCCCGGGCCGAGGCTCGACCGATACGATAGTAAGTCATGAGCAACAGCAATCAAGCTGAGCTCGAAACAGAGGGGATATACTATGAAACAGATAGAAGCAGTCTACCAAGCGGTAGTCGAAGTCATGGGTGAGCACGACGGAGCTTACACACCAACTAAGGAAGAGCGCGAAGCGATAGTAGCGACTGTCGCCGAGGGTATCGAAGAAGGCAAGGTCGACTTCAGTCCGTCAGCAAGAGCAAAGCACGACTCACCCGCTAAGATCAAGCAGTACTGTGTTGGTCTAGTGAGCAACTGGCTTCGCAAAGACCCGAACCTGAACGGCAACGTCAAGTACCAACCTAAGAACCCAGGTTCTCGTGCGGGCCAAGGCGACGCTCAGATCAGAGCCATGCGCCAGCTGGTCAAGACTCTCACTGACCAGAGCAAGATCGACTACCTCAACGCCAAGATCGAGGCCAGGAAGCTAGAGGTACAGGCTGAGAAGGCCAAGTCAATCACCATCGACCTCTCTTCTATTCCTCAAGATCTCCTAGAAGAACTCGGTCTCAATCAGTAGTAGTCAGTTACCAGTAGTTATGTCGGTCAAGGACGACCGACGGACTACTGACACTGCTACGCCGGAGCTCCCACCAGACCGACCAGGTATCTATATTGGCAGTATTACTACCGACTATGGGGGTAGAGGAACAGACGAGGGACCGAGTAGACCGTCACAAGACCACACATAACCGACTCGCAAATAAGTTATCGACTCATTGGCTCACGGAGGGGCGTGCCGAAACTAAGCCTGGGGAAGGCCCCTCACTAGCAATATCAACTACTTACGACTTAGTATCGAGTCCACCGAACAGATCCGAGGGGTATATGAGAAGTAGTAACCTAGTTAGTCCTATAGTGAGCTAGGTAAGTACAGCTAACAGTAGGCCCTAAGTGGGGTCTAGAAGGGGGAAAGTCATGAGTATACCTAGAGATTGGTCACACAAATGGACTAGTCAAGGCCTAGAGCTGACTGCACACATTGGTCCATATGTATGGATGTATCACAAGGGATGTATTGATGCAATCATAGTAGAGGATGCTAGAAGTTGTGAACTTAGACCTAGTGTTAAAGATCTAGGTTTTACTATGGATTCTTCTAGTGTAGAGGAGTTAGTTAAGTTTCTTGAAGGTTGTGTATTTGAGACTTCCGTGTGTAAAGTGTGTGGTGCGAAGATGCTCAATCATGCCGGTCACTATCGTACCTCTGATGAGTGTGATACCTGCTGTAAAGAGCGCATTACCAAGGAATCTAATGCTAGGATGCGTGAGCAGATGATAGCCGAAGCCGCAGAAGAGCTAGAGATGTACCGCAAGGGCTATCGCTTCAAGACCGTAGCTTGGGTTCATGGTGGTGGCGACGACTACTCGATAGTGATGTTCAGTGAGTATAAGCCATCCGACTTACAAATCAAGACCAAGCTTAGAAAAGAGGGATCTCGAGTGCTAGATGACTATGGGATCAAAGAGCTTAGAGGAGTTCAGCAATGACTAACGATCAGATAGTAGGAACAGGCATAGGACTGGGTGAAGCCATTGCAGTAGTTATATCGTGGAGTCTTAATAAGTCGATCCTGTGGTGTATCATCCACGGGATATTTGGTTGGTTCTATGTCATATACTACGCACTAGGTGGTGGACAATGAGCATAAGCCGAGACCAAGAAGATAAGCTATATAACTACTTACTCGACATAAGTACAGAAGTCAATGCTGGATGTCTGAGGGATATCTTAGCTGGTGGGTGTCGTGGTTACGACGAGTATACCGTAGACGAGCTGGTTGAAGAGGCTAAGACCTGTCTATCAGTAGATGAGGGTGAGTACGAGCATCTGTGTGGTCCTGAGCAAGAGATAGCCAAGATCATAATGGAGTATGAAGCCAACCAAGAGATTCACAAGACATTGGGAGAATGTAAGTGAGTACCGAATCGAATAATCACTTAGGGAGGACTATATGTTTGGAGTATTTAGATCTGACGGCTCTAGGATACTAGAGGGTCTAGTGGAAGAGAAGGACTTTCCTCTAGTAGCACAGGCACTAGACAGTACGCGTGGTCCCAATGACTGGTACACTGAAGAGGAAGAAGACGGAGTTATCACCACCGTAATGACATCCGATGAGATAGTCAATGAGTTAAGTAAACTAGTATCCGAGCACAACAGAATAAGTGAAGCGGTCGGTGATTATGATGCGGAGAAAGTAGTCCTTGAGACGATGAGCGCATATCAAGATTATCTAGTGGAGAAAGAGCTATTAGAGGAGGGTGCATGAAGAGTACACTACTAGAAATAGCTTTTGAACTGACAATTTTTGTCATTGTAGTATTTATAGTCTCGGGAGTATTGAGCCATGTATTTCCACTATAAGATTTTGGAGGGTTTATGAACATAACTACTAAGTTTAACTTTGGCGATCGGGTTGAGTTCGAGCGCAAGCAAGAAACTGTAGGTGGCAGCAAGCTACCAACTGAGATCCATGTAGGAATAGTCGAGAAGATCCTAGTTACCGAGAAGGGTATCAGTTACTTAATGAAATCGAGCTATCAGACCTGGGTAGATGAGAACGACATCCTGGGTCGATTAGTGATGGAGGAATAGTGGGACGCATGAAGGAACTATGGCAAGACGAGATAGATCATGCGGAGCCTTGTCCCTCTGACTTCAAGACTAAGAAAGAGTGGAATGAGTTCTGTAAGGTCTATTACTCTAAATCGAGCAAGAGACACAAACAGAAACGAGAAGCAGATAAACAGAGAGCGGTTGACCTAGAGATACAGCGAATAGCAGATAGATGTGGAGTTCCAATGAGCATCGACAGGTTATTCGATAATGCTGATTCCTGGTTAGATGATGAACCCTGGAGGAGATGGTGAGTAAAGTTGGCTATCTACGAGTTTTTGTTCATAAGTTCGAGAAGAACGCTAAAGATCCTTTTGATAAAGGATTCGAAGTAATGAACTATGAATGCTTCCAACTCGGACTATTGTCCGGTGGTCGTGGCATGTGGATAGACGATGAGATCAGAGAAACATATGCGAGTCCTATCCCTGACTGTCTTGAAGAACATCCACCTGGATTTTATGAGTTGACCGGTGAGATGCATTACGAAGCATGGCAGGGATATGAAGGCGAATGGGATGCCGAGTGGCACATCGAGAAGTATGAGGTAAGACGATTAGAGAGCTGGAATGAAGCATTTGAGTATGCCCCAAACTATGAGCTGTTTGATGGTCGATTTGAGCTACGTGAGTATGGACATCTATTTCATGAAGAGGATGACTACGACATATATAAGAAACTACACGACTATATAGTGAAAAAGTGGAATGTTACTGGATGCGATCACCAAGACGACATACTGGTATTGGTAAACTACTTTGATAATGCGCTGTCTAATAACATAGAAGTCAAGTTACCAAAGTATGAACTTAATTATCTTCAGTCCATAAGTGATTTTTTAATGGAGAGAGAGTTACT